GAGAAGAATTTTGGCCTGAAAAAAACTAAACTACCACAAATGGGTTTAGACCCTAATGCACCTAAAACCAAATTCAATAATATTAAAATTCATAATGGTTTACCTTATGTTGATGGCGAAATTTATTATTGTAATTGGACTCAGTTAATTAGTAGAACAGGAAATAAAAAAATGTTCCTAGACACCACTTGGGCTCATCCTTTTGAAAATACTTGGATGTCTCATATGTATCAGTTAACTAAGAAAGGAGAGTTAAATGGCGGTTTGTTATTACTTACTCCTGTTGAGCATAATCGTTTTGACCACTACTCTTCTGAATTAAGAAAAGAATCATAACAATATATTTATTGTTATGGAATTTTTTATAAAAAAGAATGCAACGTTACCTGTTCTAAAGATGCAAGTCGTTAAAGACGGTAGAGCTGGGTATCAACAATTGATGGAAACTTTGGAAGTTTCCTCAATATATTTTTCTATGATTGATACATCAAATGGTATATCAAAAATTATAGACGCACCTTGTGGTATTGTTCCTTTAGATTTACCTGCGGGGTCTCCGCCAGAATACTATATATATTTTCAATTTACTGAAAGAGATACCAATACACCTGGTAGATATCAAGGAGAGTTTTTAATCAAGAATGATGAAGGTAATTTAATATTACCAATAAGAGAGGAGGTTTACATTAATGTTCAAGATAGTTTTTCTTCGGTAAATCCTTGTTGTTAATTTGATTCGTTGAGATGGTTTTTTTATATTTATAAAGGAAGGTAAATTTCACATGTTGTGAAAGCTAATAAACCACTTAAAAATATATTATGATATCTAACGAAGAAATTGAATCGTTTTTGCACGGAAGCGACCCCGAAGAATTTATTGTCGCAATTGAATTTGACTACGCATCCAACTCCATTTACAAGATTAAAGAGATTCCTGGTAAGGGAAAAGAAATCAGAAAAGACACATTCATCCCATTTGCTTGGGTTGGTGATTTAAAAGGTCTTAAATTTTACAACGATTCTAAAGCAGCTCAAAAAGAAGCCATGACCAAATATGGCATCATGATTGAGAGTCTTGAAACATCGGGAAATGAAAGACTTAAAAACGGATTAACTTTTATGGTTAAATCCCTCAAAGGTTATAGAGAACTTATTCAGTTCTTTAGAGACGGAGGATGTGACCCTTGGGGTGACAAAACAAAAGACAAAATAACAATTCTACCTCCTGTAGAACAATACCTTATCTCAAAAGAAAAAAGATTATTCAAAGGGTTTGAAGATTACAATCAAGTAACAAGACTTGTGTATGACTTGGAAACTACATCTCTTGAACCAACAGACGGTCGTATCTTTATGATTGGAATTAAAACTAATAAAGGATATCATAAGGTCATTGAGTGTATGGATGAGTCTCAAGAGAGAGGTGCTATCATTGAGTTTTTCAATATAATAGATGAGATAAAACCAAGTATTATTGGTGGTTATAACTCCGCAAACTTTGATTGGCATTGGATATTTGAAAGATGTAGAATCCTGAAGATTGACCCCAAGAAGGTCTGCAAATCTCTACACCCCCAACATTCTTTTACAAGAAAAGATAGTATGTTAAAGTTAGCAAATGAGGTTGAATCATTCGTTCAAACTTCAATATGGGGATATAATGTTATTGATATTATCCATGCCGTTCGTAGAGCACAGGCAATTAATTCAAGTATCAAAGCCGCAGGTTTGAAGTATATTACCAAATATATTGACGCAGAAGCACCTGACCGTGTGTACATTCAACATTTGGATATTGGAAAGATGTATTTAAACAAAGAAGAGTTTTGGTTAAATATTCAAAATGGTAACTACAGAAAAGTAGGTATTGACCCAAGTATTGATTCCGTTTGTGAAAAGAGAACTGATGTTTATATTAAAACAACTGGAGATAATATTGTTGAAAGATACCTTGATGATGACTTGGATGAAACATTAAAGGTTGACCAAGAGTTTAATCAGGGTTCATTCCTACTTGCTGCGATGATTCCAACAACTTATGAGAGAGTATCAACTATGGGTACCGCAACATTATGGAAGATGTTGATGTTGGCATGGTCTTATAAACATGGACTTGCCATTCCTGCCAAACAAGATAAGACTGACTTCGTAGGAGGTCTTTCTAGACTACTTAAGGTCGGGTATAGTAAGAATGTACTTAAGTTAGACTTCTCGTCTCTATACCCCTCAATTCAGCTCGTACACGATGTTTTCCCTGAGTGTGATGTTACAGGTGCGATGAAAGGAATGTTAAAGTGGTTTCGTGATACCCGTATTAAATATAAAGAACTTGCGGAGCATTATTATGAAACGGATAAAAAGAAGTCAGAATCATATGGTCATAAACAATTACCAATTAAAATATTCATTAACTCCATGTTCGGAGCGTTGTCCGCTCCACAGGTTTATGCTTGGGGGGACATGTATATGGGAGAACAGATTACTTGTACGGGTAGACAATATCTTCGTCAGATGATTAGGTTCTTTACATCAAAAGGTTATACACCACTTGTAATGGATACGGATGGTGTGAACTTTTCAAGTCCTGACGATGTTGATAATAGAAAGTATATTGGTCGTGGTTTGAATTGGAAGGTTAAGTTAGGTAAGGAATACACTGGTCCTGAAGCTGATGTTGCAGAATATAATGACATATTCATGAGAGGTGAAATGGCTCTTGATACTGATGGTGTTTGGCCGTCATGTATTAACTTGGCTCGTAAGAACTATGCGGTTATGGATTCCAAAGGAAAGATTAAACTTACAGGTAACAGTATTAAGTCAAAGAAACTACCACTTTATATTGAGGAGTTTTTGGATAAGGGAGTTAAGATGTTATTGGAAGGCGATGGAAAATCTTTTGTGGAATATTATTATGAGTACCTACAAAAGATATATGACAAAAAAGTTCCTTTGTCTAAAATTGCACAAAGGGCTAAAGTTAAATTATCACTTGATGATTATAGAAAAAGGTTAACTACCAAAACTAAGGCGGGTAATAGTATGTCCCGAATGGCTCATATGGAATTGGCAATCAAAGAAAACTTAAATGTTAATTTGGGAGATGTGATAATGTATGTTAACAACGGAACTAAAGCTTCACAAGGAGATGTACAAAAGATGACCGCTAAACAAATTAAAGATACAAACGCAGTTTTATTACACGAGAATTCAAGAGCAAAATTAATTACGGACGGTGTTATGATTAATTGTTATATGTTGAAAGCGGATATTCTTGAAACAAATCCTGATTTAACGGGAGACTATAATGTACCAAGAGCTGTTGCAACATTTAACAAAAGAATTGAACCTTTATTGGTGGTGTTTAAAGATGAAGTTAGAGATGGATTGATTGTTGATAAACCTGAAGACAGGGGAATATTCACAACCGCTCAATGTGAATTAATTAATGGTAAACCATTTGAAGAAAGTGACCAAGATAGTTTAGAAGAAGTTATGTCTCTTTCTGAAGGTGAATTAAGTTATTGGGAGAAAAGAGGTCTTAATTCTGACTATATGTATGAATTGGCCGAAGAAGGGTGGGAAGATAAAATTAAGAGTATCTAGTATTTATTAGAAATAAAAAAAAATAAAATGAGGAAGATAAAATTAAGAGTATCTAGTATTTATTAGAAATAAAAAAAAATAAAATGAGGAAGATAATTAGAATAACAGAATCTGAGTTAACAATATTAGCAAATAGAATAATTGAAGAAAATAAGAAATACGAATTCCTTGATGAGCATCCTTCTTATTCTGAATTAAATGTAAAAATTAAAGAATTAAAGAAGTTAATGAAAACAATCAGTAAGGACATTAGTGACGGTAAAGATTATGTTGCTGAGTATGTTATTGAAAAACTTTCATAGTAAAAGAAAAAAGGAATATGTTTTTTTAACATATTCCTTTTTTTTATGATTGTTTTAATCCGTCTGACGATAAAATATACCAGCTACCACCACAAAATCTAAACTCAATACAAGCCCCTCTATCTGCCTCAATTTCATCAAACTCTTCATCAATTTTTCCAACATCTGGTGTAATAGTAATTTTAGTTAAAGCCTTAATTACTGTATGGTCTGTTGTCCTTGAATCTAAAACAATTCTAGAAAACAGTACATCTTTAACAACAACACAATCTTCACCTTGTGTTCTGTAATCCGTTTCAGATACAATAGATACTTCTGATGTGTTTAATATTCTTCCGTGAATAATTCTTTGCGAGGGTATACTTTTAATGATTGCCATAATAACAATTATATTACATAAATTTGTCTTGGGAAAGCATGAAATTTAAGTTGTTTATTAAGATTTTCGGCTATTAGTGCTTCTTTCTCCATTTGTTTCTCTGGTCTTAGTCTTTCTAATCTTAACTTGAGTTCTTCTTCTAATTTAGACTTTTCATCTTTGGCTTCAGTTAAAAGACTTGTGTAATCCATCTGAATTTCTGAATCAGGTGTTTTTAAATTACCTGAATATTTTCCTCTAACTCTAGCTAGTGTTTCTTTAACATATGCGGTGAACCATCTTCTAACCCATTGTTTTGCAGGTTCATTTAAGTCATCCCACAATAATTCTCCAATAGGAACATCTGTAGGTAATTTAATTATATCGGGATTTTGTTTTAAACAATCGTTTCTATCTTTACCCGTTGTGTCATAATACCAATACCAAACATTTGTACCAATGTAATTGCTATATGATGACCAATTGAATTTTCCACCAGGCGTATTCATCAGATGAATTAATTTTTTTCCGTCAGGTAATCCAGTTATTCTATATGTTAAGTTACCACCTAAAATCCTATTTAGGATATTACCTTCTTGAGCTCTTATTAAATAATCAAATCCTGACATCATAAAGTATGACCCTTGATATCCAAATTGAGCATATCCAGATTGAGTTCCACCTAAACCGGCCCCATCATATCCAAACCCAAGTCCAACCCCTCCAAATCCAAACATTCCCATAGATTGATTACTATACCACAATAACTCATTAACCTCTCTACCTGCAGGAATTTCATATGTTTGTGTGTTTGCACTTAATGTAAAATAATCTTTTTTCAATGCCCACGGACCAACTGTTTGTAATCCAACAATTTTAGAATATGAATATTGGAATTGTTGTTCAAAATTCATTGTTCTTGTAATCAATGCGTTTGCTACGGATTGATTTTTCATATCTAAATTAACAAGGTTAACCCATTGAGATTCAATTAACCAATCAAGAATGTATTGTTCGTAATCACCAATTGATAATTCCAATAAGGAATCCATCATTTCATCTTCAACCTCAACACTTCTGATTGGGGCTCCCAATAAGTGTTTAATTCTTGTATAAATTTTACTTCTTTCTGGTTCTGCTATTACTGACATAACTATAAATATTCACAAATATGAATATTTTTAATTATCTTCTTTCATTAATCCTACTCATTATTTCTTCCACAAAGTCGGCTCCTCCAATATTATCTCCCATTACCGTTGCAATAACTTGTTTTTTAGCATTTAGAATGTCATATATAACACCTTCAATTGTATTTTCAAATAACGGATAATATACAAGTACATTGTTTTTTTGACCAATACGATATGCTCTATCTTCTGCCTGAGCATGGTCTGAAGGTAAAAATGATAAGTCATTCATTATAACTGCTTCGGCGGCCGTCAAAGTAATACCGACTCCTGCCGCTTTAATGTTACCAACAAAAACTTTAACTTTATCGTTTTCTTGGAATTGGTCGACACTATTCTGTCTTTCTGGTTTAGACATAGACCCATCAATCTTAACAGCACTTTTACCAAAATGTGTAAATATTTGATTTAAAGAATCCGTAAAATTACAAAATATAATAACTTTCTTGCCTTGTTCTATAATATTTTCCGCAAGTTCTATTGTTTGTGATATTTTTTCGTTGGCAATAACTTGTCTAACTTTTGTTAATTTTGTAAATTGTACTGTTAATGATTTAGATTCTTCAGTATTTTTTTCATACCAATTATAATAATCTCCCATTAATTCTTCATAATCTTTGGATTTTAGTCTAAGATAGAT